CCTCCAGTCCTCCACCACTGACCATTATAAGCCAAGCTGTTTCATTGTCCACTTATAAATATTAGGACAACTCCATCTCATGTTATAGAAATAGAGTTTATCCGTTCTATCTAGTTTGCGAAATCGTTCCAACTCAGCTTTATCAAAAGGGCAGGTCGTCAGCACCTGTATTAGTCTCAGTTACCGGAGTAGCTGCTACGCTAAGCGGATCTGCAGCAGGTTCATTATCTGCTACAACTGGACGCTCAAGAAGATCATTCTTCCAAAGCTTAATCTGAGACTCTGTTATACTCATAGGTTCAACGAATGCACCAAGAGAACTTACTTTCGTAAATCCTTTCTTGTCATAAACCACCTTAAGACGAAGAGGAGTAGCCAACTGAACTGTTTCCAGCTGAGTCTTAACCCAATTTATCATTTCAATAAACGAGCTACCTTCAAATTCATTATGACTACCGTTAACAGAATCTATTACCTGCAGAATACGACCGAACTGCTGATTATCACGCTGCTGAAGTTCTTCATCAGTTTTAATCCACATATTCTTCTCGTTCTTCCACTCAGTCATAGTTGCTGTCTGGCCCTGTTCGTTCTCGAAGATAATCTCCAAGAAATCACGACCCTGAGGTGTTTTATTGACATTAACTTCTTTCAAAGTTACATTTTCGTTGATGCCTACAGGCATATAGGAGCTTGTAAACTCCTGATTGTTTGTTGTTGCTGTTTTTGTACTATACATAATCTCCTTCTGACTTATAGTTCTTAATCATTTTTAGTGAATCCTAATGTAACCCATCCTACAAACTCAGATGAATCACATTGTTTATTTAATTCACGCAATGCGTTTCCAACTCTTTTTACAGAATTTATACCTAAATATAAATTGGTGCTTTTAACTTCTCCATTTATTTTTAGATGTAACATCGATCCACGATATTTCATGATTCTTCAGGTTTATAAACACGATCCCAATAGGTTGTTATGCTTCCATCTTCATTCCCCGTTGCAATGACGATATCTTTGCCCGCGATATGACGAGCACGTGCTTCCATAATAGTTCCGTCTCCTCCGGACTTAAAGCTAATATGGGTTTCATTGTCTTTGCGATACACGTAGCCAACTGCGTCGGCCATGCCGCATATAATTTTTCCGAGTTTGCCGACAAGATCGATTTCTTTTGCGTTAATCTCTTGGCCTTCTTTATCGGTAAGCGAGTCTTTGACATGTCCTATTAGAATAAATTCGTCACAAAGGTCTTTGAACATATCGATTACTTTCTTTACAGCATCGCGTAAGTACTTATAACCTGCACCTCTTGCGAGTGTTGTAACATCAGTACCTTTCCAGTTTTTACCTAGTTCAGTCTGTTGATACAACTTGCAGGCATAAGACATACATATGTCCTCCAATCGTGTGGCATTATCTATTGTAATGTGTTTATAGAAATTATGTCCTACCTCATCGTTCTTAGCTCTAACGGCTTGTGCTATCTCTCCCAGATCATTGATGGTACGTGCCTGAACAGCTAGCGCATCTATGAACTGAGATCCGCCTTCAAGGTCTATGATGAGATTATTCTCCAACTGTGCTACACACGAAGTCTTACCAGACTTAGGAAGTCCATATAAGATTAAATATGTAGGATTAGTAGAGACTGCAGGAACTTTTTGAGTAGGTAATGTTATCATATTGACTTAAAGTTCTAATGATTAAAGAAGATTAATCTTAATGTTAGCTGAGCCAGCATTGTAAATGTTAATGATGATCTTCTTAGTATCGGTAGTCAGACTGTTCAAGAATGACAGATTAGACAGACTTGAATACTTATAAGTATCAAAACCAATCTGAATCTCATCATCGTAGAAAATAATCGGAGTACCATCCGTCAAAGTATACATCTTACCCAGGGTAAAGGGAAGATTATACTTCTTCGTATACAACTTATAATTGGTAATAAACTTAGCTGCATTATACAGCTTGGGACCACCCGTCAGGATAATATCCTCAGACGTGTTATCCAAGAAAATATCAGCACTCTCCTTCTTCGTCTTATCGAACAGATACTGATTCTTATCGATTATATCAGCAAGAATGATATCATCGAGAATCTTAGAATAGTTTGTACTGCTGGGATTAGCCAGAAAGGAATAATTACTCTTATTATTGTTAGTCTTACCAAAAGTGAAAGTCTTTGTCATAATTCAGCCTAAAATTTAAAAGTTAATACTTGTCATCCACAACGTATTAGCTTTCAATCAGATTATTAAACATAAGGTCATTCTCGAATTCAAGTATACAAGGTTTACCTGCATCTCTGTTTTTCAGCATGTGCATGTAGACCTTGTTTTGTGTAGGTAGATGATTCGGACCATATTCTTGTATGTTCAAAATCTCTGGTCTATGCATAACGAGCACATAATCGCTCGCTTGAAACATTGCATCGGATGACGATAAATCGCTGCGCATTGGATAATGACTCAGCGGATTGTTTATCCTTTCTGAAGATTCAATGTTTCTATTCATCTGTGCTATTTGGACTACTGACGTTAGCGGGAACTTTTTAGCTTGTATAAAAACACGCTCAAGTTCTGCTGTTGTCTCTATTACAGAACCAACTTGTTTCGTCAATAAAGTATGGTCGTACACTATTAAAAAGTGTTTACCTGTTCCTTTCACATAGGTGAAATAGAATTCATTTATAATACGTCTTACATCTTCAGGAGTACCTGGATTGTCTACAAAGTAGATAGGATATTCCTTCAGTTGATTAGATACTCTAATGACTTCCTTAAAGGTATTGTCATCGAGGTCCGTCTCCGAACTATACAAAGTAGAAGTCGTTTTACGAAGTTTATTCGAAAGCGTTCTTCCAACTTGCCTAAATCCAACCATCTCTAATGAGAATGATAAGATGATTATATCTTCATTAGGATTCAAATCAATTACATCAGTAGTTAGCTCGTTTACAAACGAACTTTTACCGGAACCTGATATACCAGCTATGGTATAAACGGTATTTGGTTCAATACCTCCCATGCACTGCTTATTAAACTTAGACCACCTAGTTTTCAAAGAAACAATATTATGTTCCCTTCTACCTTTGATATAGTTGATAGCTTCTTGAGCTACAACACTCATTGGGCGCACCTTAGATGATATCTGTTCCATAAGAGTTTACTGCTATTTTATTCGTATCTTCCATTTCTTCCTCGATGGCCTCCCATTGGCTTCTAGTGAGCCAATTCCACATAGTCATCATATAACTAAGGGAGCCTTCTCTCATGCGCTTAGACACCTCATAGTCGAGGCATTTAATTATATGTTCTGCCATAGCGGAACTTTTACCACATTTAGTATTGAAGAAATGTCGACATTTATTTACATTGGCACGTAGATAACACTTAGTGCCATCTTTACGCATCACATATACTGGATACATATCGTAAAACAAATCGAAGTAACCTTTGTTAGGGGTTACTGCTTTATTCAATTTGTCTGTTGGTTGATATGTCACAGAGTCTCCTCTCTCTATCGATTCGACTAACAAATTGTCGATTAAGTATGATATCTCGTCGTCGCTGATTAGGCTGACAATCTTGCGGACGTCTTGATATGATGGTTGATTCTTATCCAATACCATACTTAAGAACAGTAATTGATTTGAGTTTAGCTCTGGAAATTCATCCAAGAGCTTAGTGTTTACTTCAATAATCATACTGTTGACTCGGGGTTCTAAGTTGGTTACTAAAATAATGATAGCTGTTGTTCAGTGAAGTCTGCTATCACTTTTTTGGCTTCACTGATATAGTACCGATAGTTAATCTTTCGATCTTCTATCTTGCGATCATCAAACTTATTCAGGATTGTTACTCCTGATTTGGTTAGCATATTTTGTCGGTCTCTATCATCTTCAGGATTATCCTTAAAGAGATATGCTCCGTTTGTACTTGCATAAAATCTATTGATACGTTGTACAGGTTTATCACCGTGTATAACTTTAAACTTCTTGTCTACTGCTTGTGACATCAAGAAATCACGGATTTCTCTATCCTTCTCAATAGTTTCTGTCACTGGAATATGATGGACAAAGTAGTTTATAACAGCCTTAGGTATTACTACAGGTGCTAGTCCCTTACCTAATTTATTTTTAGTTATAAACATACCTTTTTCTTCTATCTCACCATTCTTCAAGACCCCAAAGTAGTCATTGATAGCATATTGATAGAATGCTGCGTACTCATCGGTTTCAAACATAAGCTGTGTAATCTGTTCAACCTCGGAGATGGCTTCCTGAATTCCTTCTCTAAGGCTGTTTTTAGCCCTGTAGACAACGCCGTCAGTGTTGACCTGTACAATCTCACACCCAAGCTCTAAAAGTCTGTCTACGAGCATTAAAAGGATTAGTTGACCGTTTATTCTAATCTTAAAAACGTTGAACGGATCATACATCCAGCTTACCTCCTGTTGCATTTTACCTGTAGGAGAATTAAGCACGATCTTTAGAAACAAGTTCTTAATCTTTTGACCTGTACGTTTTGCTTCTACTCGCTCAGCATATAAGTCAGCGAATATATCACAAAAGATTTTTCCTAAGTGGCGAGGCCCCCATTGATATTTAATCAAAAAGGACGGATACATCGAAGTCACATCTGCGTGACCTATAAACTCGTCATCTTTAGGTAGGAATATCTGCGGTGTGTGGATGGAGTGTATACCACCTACGCCTACAGAGTATACCACATTTGAGAGAACAAACTTCTTCTCATAGCCTTTGCGTTCTTTAGAGTATACGACTTGTTTCTTCATATCCTCTAGAACGTCTTGTAACTTTGGATTTTTATATTTTATATATGGCAATATGACATCCTTCAAAGGAATATAATCCATTGGAGAACGCATTTCCTTTATAACATTTTTAGGAATACCTGTTCTCTTAGAATATTCTTCTAACAGAAAGGTTTCTGCCATCTTTACACTATCCATAGACAGACAGTCTATGCCGTGTTCTTGTTCAATGAACAAACGCAGTTCAATATCTGGTTTCAAACTGTTTAATAACTCTTCTGTTGATTCTACGTCGTTTATATTATATGCAATCATCTCATCGATGTCATCATCTTTGATGGGAGCACTAAAATCACCATCATACTCCTGCACATTTCTATAATGCATTGTCACCTGCATAGTCTTAAGACCAACACGTAGTTTTTTACTGAACTGCATAGTAAGCAAATCCATCGACT